CTGCAGCAGTTCCGAAAGCCATTTTCTCTCTCCTTTTTTGAGGTTTTAGCTGTTCATATCAATTCGCCCTTCTTGCCGTGCTAAGTCGATCTCGGCTTCCACCTTTTCAAACTCCCACGGTTTAAGTCTGGCGATGTCAGAACCTTTCCAAATCTTTTTAGTAGAATCTTTTGTTGCAACCTCTCTAGGTTGTTGTCTTGCTACAGATGCTGCGGCATCAGATTCTTTTGACTTAGTAGGTTTCTTTTTAGAGATTCCCATCTCTGCTTTGTAGAGGGATATGATTTTACCTGCCCATTTAGCGTCAGTGTTATTTTTATATATACCATCACTAATTTGTTTAGGTTGATCATCGAGCCACCCTAAAAACTCTTCATCTGTTTTAAGATCATGAAAGTCAGGATGTAGTCTGAGAAGTTCTTCAAAAGCTTTTTCTTTTTCTAAATCTTTCTCTCGCTGTTTTACTGACGCAATCTCTTCACGGAGTTTTGCAACTTGTGTTTCAGTTTGTAGTCCTGAAACTGTTTCAACAACTTCAAAAACATCAGGATATCGTTCTTTGAACTCCTCTAGTTCTTCCATTGTCTTTGGTGCTTTCGCACCTCTGGGCATTTCATACACCCTTTTCTTAACAGCTTCTAGCTCACTTGCAAGTTGTTCACGTTCATCTTTAAACTCATTGAGTTTCGTGTCATAATGTTTTTTAAGATCATCATAACGCTTTTTGTAATCGTGTTCTTCTTGTTGTTTTGCTTCTACAAAACTGGTATCAGAAGGTTTTGGTTTCTCTTGAGTAGCCACTTCTTGTGTGGGGTCTTGAGTTTCTTCTGTGGTTTCTTCTTCATCTTTGTATACATCGTCACGATATTTACCACGATAAAGATTTTTGTTGTTAGTTACTCCAAATGAATCGTTTGGTTTGTTGGCTCTTACGCCCTTTACTTGTGTTGCCATAGTTTTTTACCTCATATTGCAGTGCCACTGGCTGTGGGTAGCTGCTTCGGTTTGTCAGGGCCACTAGTGTGGGTAGCTGACTAATTCTTTTATGGTACTCTTCTATAAAAATTATGTTTTCCAATTTTTTTATAAAATTTTAATTTAGGGTTTTTGTCATTTACTGCAGACGGTTTACCTGCTACAGAATATTGAAAGACATCTGGTGGTAACATTTCCATCTCGTAATCTGGTTCACCACCCCCCTTTGTTAAAACATTTTCTGCAGCATCTAATCCTGCTTGAAATACTTTAGGGTTTTTAAGAATTTCTTGTATTCTTGGTCTAATATGTTTTCTTTCTAGTCCATCATACATAAACATTTTTGATCCAGTTCCTCTAGTAGAACGTTGTTTCATGATTTCTTTTATTGTGTTTATGTTTCTATACTCGTACGTTTTGTCATTTACCCTGTTAACTATAGTTTGTACTATAGCTTCAAGTTCTGGTAGGGTAGAGGTTTCTAATGGAGCTTCAACTCCTGCTAACAGTCCTAATCTAGCTTTATCTCCCGGTATAGTGTCTATAAAATTTTCTATGTCTGCTCTTAGTGGTTTTCTTTTTTTTAAAAAATTTTTAAAAGCTGTAAAAGTAGCTGCATCTCGTGTTACTGGTGCTGTTACAAATCCACCATCTTCTACTACGTCACCTTTTTTTTTTTGAATGAAACCTCTTGCTTGGGGTTTTTCATCTTGTTGGGATTCTTCTTGTCTCCGTTGCACCTCTCGTTTACCACGATTGTTTATTTTTCTAAGTCTATCGTAACCTATTTCTTTTGCTATAATGGCAGGTATGTAAACTTCGTTACGAGATACAAGTAATTTAACTTTGTCTGCTATATTTATTTTAGGATCTCCAAAGCGTACGTCAACCCCTTTTTCTTGTAAATTTGTAATAGCTGTGTTTATCATGCGTTGAATGTCTTGTTTTCCTGCTTCTTCTGCAGCAGGTGCGTTGATAATAAAATCACCCTGCCGTGCATCCATAGGTTTGTCGTCAGCTATTTCTTGTTGGTCTGTAGCATTAGGATCAGGTGCTATAAAACCTGCAGGTTGCACAACTTCGGTTGTGTTACCACCTTCTTGCATACCAACACGACCACCAGTTTTAAATAAACCAGATGTTTCTGGAGTTCCAGTATCTCCATAATCAGTACCCCCCTGATCTTCCTCAGGAGGATCTTCACCGATATCATAACCTATGCCAACAGGATCATCGTACACAGTACCACCAACAACTGTTGTTCCCTGATCTCCTCTGTCAAAAGTTTCATCATTATCATCTTGTTGTTGTTGTTGTTGCTGTTGTTGCTGTTGCTGTTGTTGTCGCTGTTGTCGTTGTTCTTTTCTGTCTCTAGCTTCAGACAACATTTGTGAAAGAGTTTTGCCTTCGATAGTTCTACCAAATGTAGATCGTCTACTTCTTACATCACCAAGTACATTTTTGACTTCACCAAGAGTGAGTCCATACATGTTACCTAATTCGATTGCGTCTTTTTCTCTACCCATCGCAGCAATACCGTTTATGGTGTGATGATAGCCACGCTCATCGTACCCTGCACCAACTAATGATTTTGATTTAGCAGGATTAGTTGGATCATAATCTGATGTTTCATACCCTCTTTTTAATGCTTCCATTCGTTTGGCAGTTTCTTGATCTATACCAATCATACCTGCTCCGTTATATATTCTACTACCATGATCTCTGTATATGGCACTGCCTGCATTTTTAGAGTTTACACTAAATCCGTAGTCTTTACCTCTCATGTAATTATTAAAATCTTCGGTTGGTGAGGTACTAAATTCTTCTGGCCCCATAGCAAAAGCATTTTTTATTTCAGTGTATTTAGATTTATTTTTATTGTAACTGTCCAATCTAGCAGACTCACTAAAATCTTGAATAGCACCCATGATACCAGTGGGTTTAAATTCTTCAACACCAAACATATTTTTTTGACTTTTACCTGCAAGCATTGATGCTCCTATTTCAATAGGTAAACCTGTCAATCCAAACACTGCACTCATCCCCTTTGCTGCACTGTATTTTTGAAATTGTTCTTTAGATGGTGCTTCTATAGTCATACCAAATGCAGTTAAATCTGATTTATCATCTACACCCAAATCTCTTAAATGCTCATCATAAGACAATGGTAAATTTTCAAAATTAACAACGTTGTCTATGTCATAATCAAAATCAAGTATATTTGGAATACCAGTCTGAGCGTCATCGGGGATTATAGTTGGTGCTACATACCCTGTGTCTTTATCATCCTCTTCTTCTTTTGGCTTTGTCGTTTGAATCCCTGATCTACCTAGTGTTTGATTGTAAAAATTAACAATACTGTTCTGATATTCATCAGGAGTTAAAGTTTCAAAGTTGGTGTAGAAGTTAAGCATTTTTAGTTATCCTTGCGTGATTATTCTTCAACTCTAGGAGCATTTCCAGTAAAGCCAGTTTCCCCTGCAGTTGGCGTAGCTCCGACTCCGATTGTGCCGTTACCAGACCCTTGACTGTCAGTTCCTTCAGGTTGTTGAGATACTCCACTAGGTTGTTCCATTCCTTGCTGTTGATTAGTGGCGACAGCATTTTCGCCTGCTCCTTGTTGTACATTAGCCATCATTCCTTTTAACATTTCAGCGTACAGTTGTGCTTCGTTTGCATCGTTGACTAACGTGTCAGGATCAATATCTTGTGCGATTGCAAGCTCTCTTATCAAGTTAGGTATCTTTATAAAAGGTGCAAGCATAGGGTTAGATACGGTTTGAAGCAATGCAGTCAGTCTTTGTGTGCGTACTTCTTTTTGCATGACTGCTGCAACCCCACGAGGTTTTATTTCTAGATCCCCTTTGATCTCCCCTAAGTCATCATTAAACTGCATATTCCACTGAAACAAAGATTCGCCCAGTGGTTTGAGTAGATGATCATCTATATTCTTTATGACTGTTTTCATAGCCAGTCCTGCCGAACCCATCAACATAGATAGTCCTGCAGCAGTTCTACCAGTGCCAGTCACACCTGTTTGTCCGTGTAGTATGGATGGTATACCTGTATCTTCATCGGCAAGTTGTCGTGATATTTGATACATTTGTATATTCTCTGGTGCAGTGTTCGGAAACTTTAGTCCGTTAATTGCCGTGCCAGTTACACCAGACTGTCGTCTAAATATTTTACCGGGGAATATATCCATGTTTTGTCCGGGAACTAAGCTTGCTTCGTCTACATCAAATACAAGATTACCTGCAAGTGCCAAGTTGTCGATAGCCATACGGTAGTGTCCGTTCATCAACTTTTGTGAGTATTCCATGTTCTCTGCAACACCAACACCCCATATTTGATATGGGTCTATTTCAAATGGAAATGCTTGAAACGGTAATCGTGCAGGTGTAAATGGATTAGCAACACACCTAATGACCATACCACCACATACCCAAACGTTAACTTGTAGTTGGTCAAACTCTGACATCTCGTTGGCATTTTCCATGCCGACTTCACCTGCATACTTTTTGTCTATGACTCCCCAATATTCAAGAACTTCGTATCTGTTTTCTTGATAGTAAGGCTCGGTATCATCTTCACGGATGGTATCTTCGTAGTATTTGTCCTCGTAGTTAGGGCCTTTTGAAAGACACTCTTCGATAGCTGACGCATCAAAGTATGGTCGTTTGATTAGACCACGAAGCTGTTGTCTGTTCATACGATGTCGTTGTATGACATACTCACAATCTTCTATGCTTGTTGCAGATGGATCAGGATGAAAATCCCACAACGATACGTACTCAATACGTGGCATTGTTTTTTCGTAAGGACTGTAAACTTTCTCTCCAGTTTCAGGATCTATCTCCCAGTTGTGGACACGTTTATAAAAGTTTAATGGGCCTTTGACTATGCCTGTTCCAAGCAATGCTGATTCAAATATAGCTTTACGAAAAACGTTAACTGCATTACTGTCAGTTAGTTGATCGTGAATACACTTCTCCATGTTCATAGCCATCTTTTGTGCAGGTTTAAGTTGTGGCTCTCCTAATTTTGCAGGGCCTGCACTTAACATATCTGGAAACTCTTCTCCGTAAGTTCCTAGTTTGTGAGGTTCACGAGTTGCCAAAGCTCCGGGGGGTAGTTCTCTTCCATCACCTTCAAATCCATATGGATCAGGTTTCTCTTCAGCTTCGTCAAGAGGAGTTGTTTTGTGAGCAAACTCCTCAATACCTTCAGGCATTGGAGTTGGTTCTACTACCAGTGGAAACTTTTTGTTACTAAAAAGTATGTCAACTATTTGTCCGTATGCAGCAAGAACTTTAGTTTTGGTTATCTTTATAAATACTTTAGATCTTTCTGAATCACGATATTGAGTCGTTGAGTCATATATACCTTTGAAGTTTTTATAAGATTGCAACCACTTTAGTTCGTGCGAACGTCTGCCATTCTCTGCATCTTCAAACTTGGCTTTGACGTAGCCTGCCAATCCGGGCATAGAGTCATCAGGATTTTGGATAGGTACAGGTGTATCATCGTCAGGTTGAAGAAAACTTTCATCAGCCATGATTTATCCTTGATTAGAAATAGTTTCTATCGTCAGCCATTTTAAATAAAGAAGCTTCAACAGTTGGTTTTGTTTGCTTCTTTGGCATGTCAACTTGCAACGCATCTTGATTTACTTCAGTTGTAAACTCAAGACCTTCTCTATATAGATTAGTAGAACCTTGAGCATCATCAACTGATACTTTATCTGATCCCATTATATAGGCTGCACCTTGATTAAGATTGTCTGCCATTATTATCTCCTTTTAACGAGGTTGTGCGAACCCACGTAATTGTGAGCCTGCTTTTGTTCTAGATTCCTCTAGAAATCTTTTTCTGTACGCTTCATCACTTAGTGGGTCATCAGCGTCTCGTCTTGGTAACTCTGATGGATCGTACATCGCTGTTGTTCCTTGTAGTCGTGGATCATCTTTAAATATTTGTTTTTCCTGAGATGTATCCATTTGATCTATGCCACCAAAACGTTTATCAATATCTTTTCTTGCAAATCCCTCTATCTCACCTACGTTTGTAGGAGAAGTTGGAAAAATCATTCCTGCACCTGCTACTGGTAATGCTCTTCCGAGTGCAGTCTGTGCTAACTTTGGTGCAATCTTTGACGTTGTTTGAGCTATAGTCGATTGTGCAATTTCTTCAGTAACTAGCTCGCCAGTATCATCTAATATCTCTGACCCTGCTGCACCTCCTAATAATATTGCAGTTGGATCTACAGATTTTAGTTTCTTAGTTTTTATTGTCTTATCTTCAATCTGAGGTGCAAGACTGCCATCATCTATGTTCATACTTCTAAACCAGTCTTGAGTTTCTTTGCTTGTTTCAGCAATACTAGCAGGTGGTTTATCATCAAGTACTTTGTAATCACCCTCTATAAAATCAGTATCAACCGTAGATATAACATTGACACCCTTTTCGTAAGTAGGACCTTTATAAACATCTGTGCTAGGCTTTACAAATTCTACAGGTTGATTTGGACTAAATACATCTCTATCACGAGCTAAAAATTTACTTTCTTTTTCTGCAGCTTGCATACCCCCCGGAAGAGTTCTACTATACTCTTGATACATATAGTCCGTTAACATGTTAGCGTCTTTAGCAGCCCCTTGAGGATTAGCAGACCCCGGAGCAAGACCAACGTATCTTGCTTGCTCTGCACCACCACCAACCACTCTGCCTGTTAGAAGAGCAGCCTTTTCTAAACTTACACCTAAACTTGATAATGTGGTAGCGTGTATTCTTCGTAAATCGTAGGCAGTAATATTTGTTGTTCCTTTGACCACATCCCCTGATACATCTACTTTAAGTCTAGGAGGTAAGAGATTTGCTTTTTTTAATTTTTTAAGCAAACCTGTAATATCTGTATCATCAATAGGTTCAAGTTTACCTTTTACCTTTTTTTGAAATATAAATTTTTCACCATCAAATTTATTTTCATTATATAACTTTTGACTGTTAAGAATTGCCATAGCTCTTCTTGTCAAAGGAACATTTATAGGAGAGCCTTTTGCACCGACCCTGTTACCACCTATAAATAGACTGTGTATATTATGTCTTGATTCAGGTTCGTATATATCAAACGGAGTTATACCTCCTGCAGCATTTGGTCTAAAACCTGTATAGAGTTGAAATAGCAAAGCATTTGCTACAGGTTTTGAATCAGGATTGTTTTTTACAAACTCTACTAATCCTTTATGAAAGTCACCAATTTTTTCAGGATTGTAAAGAAATTTTGATGTATATTTACCCCCCTTTGCAGGTCGAGCAACTCCCTCTGTTAATTTTTTGTAGTCCTCGTTAAATCTTAATCTGTTAACTTGCCTGAATACGTTTTCTTCTATACTTTTGAAAGCACTGTAAAACTGTCCTCTACTTCCTTCACCAACAGAATCAAGTAATTTGACAAGGGGGTTATCTTCATTTCCCCAATGACCATCAAACAATTCAACAACTGGATTTTTTAAATAGGTTTTAAGGACTTTATTGTTAATAAGCCTTTTTTCAAAATCCTCAAGCTTTTTGCCTGTAGCACGAGATGCTTTTGCATACTCGTTAATTGTTTCCTCTAATGTAGTTTGCTTTGGGTCGAAGTTAGGCATTACAGCAGCCTTACCACCACCTCCTGTTACTTGAGCCATTTATTAATATCCAAATGTTTGGTCTTGCATTTGATAGACCTGATTCTTGATGCCACCAAGCGTTTTATGAATCGATACATATCCTGTCATCCTTGTCATTAACATATATCGCAGTGCATCATATGCGTGATCTTCTGCCTTTGTGTCCACATCCTCTGCATTTGTTTTGCTAAGAGGTATACCTGAAAGTTGTTTGATAAGGTTGACACAATTCGGAAATATTCGTAATCTAGGTTCGTCTGTTCGTGGATCATCTGCAAGCCTACGATGTATTTCCATTTTACCTTGCAGTCTGTTTCTGTCCGATGGCATCCAACGTACGCCACATCTCATCATCGTCTCTGCTATTGATGGGCCGAACCCTGTCTTGTTCCAACATGATGAGTCAAGTACAGTATAGTGTGGTGTCGGATCTTCTTGTTCTACTTGTAGTATTCTATCTGCCAACTGCTCTGCTGTCAACTGTTTTACGTACAGTTCACGATAAACCCATATATTGTTATCCCAGTCAATAGCACCCCACAGGACACAAGAAGGACTCGCATACCCATAGTCAGCGGCACGTATTCTGGGGAAATTCGGTGGAAGCTCGAAACTCGGTGTAACATGTCTACTCCTACTAAATTCAGGGAAGGCTGCACCCTCTGTCACTTCCCAGTCACCCTCAAGAAGTCGCTTACGCTCGACTTCAGGTAGTGATCTTAACATCGCTTCGTATTGTCCATCAGCCAACAAGTATGGATTGTCGGTCAAACGTGCAGGGATGAACCTGCGATAGAAGAGTGGTTCGCCTTCCTTTTCGTGACCTTTGGGCCACAAGAAAGGTTTGCCTGTTTCGATGTCTACTGCAGGAAAAGTCGAATTGTGTTCAGATGGATCGATGTACATCTTTTTAACCCACCAACCACCGACTCCTCCGGGGTTCGCTGTACAACGCATGTACAGATGACTTTGCAGTTCAGGATCAGTTGCTCTTAGTCGTGAACGGAGATAATCCCAAACGTAAGGCGAGGGATATTGGGTTATCTCATCAATGCCTATCCAGTTAAACGACTGACCCTGAAATCGTGTTACGTCTTTGTCTTTGTCAAGATACGTAAACCAAATTGTTGCACCTGACGGAAAATGCCACGTTGACTTTGACTCCCTGAACTTTGCACCGGGGAAAGCTTTGGGATAGAGTTGACGTGACTTGTCAATAAGTTCTGTTAGCTCATCCAGAGTACGCCTAAGAAGAAGCCCACGATGATTGCTATTGTGGCAATACCGAAGAGGGTCTGCGAGAAGTGCAAAGCTTTTTCCCCCACCTGCTGAGCCACCGTACAGAACATCTCTTTCACTTGAGGAAAGAAACTCTTCTTGAGGTCCTTCGTTTGGCTGAAAAATAATTTCACGCCCATCCACCAGTTGCTCAACAACGTCTGGCAACTCTTGCAGATCCGTTTTGTCGATAACAGCAGTCGTGTCTTGATTGAGTGCTTTGTCGACTTTTGTGATTTTTTCTTCGAGTTTTCTGGCATAGCGTCTTTTACTTTCTGCTTGCTTT